TGGGAAATGAAGAGGTCATTGGACCCCTAAATTTAAAAAGTTGAAGTTACAACCGGGGTCGTAATAATTTATATACCGCCTTCACGGTTGCGCCCAAAGGGCACTGTATCTCTTAAAAAGAGAAATAGGGGGCGCCTTGATATCTCAAAAACGAGAAATCTTCAGCCGCCGCTGTTTCTTCCACAATTGTCCCGGCCGAGAGGTCATAAGCGTCGAAGGAAACTTCGTATTGCCTAGACCACAAGGTCTCCATGCCGGACGTGCCGGAAAAGCTTATTAGGTCATCTGCGAATGAATATACAAACAAGTTATTCGTATAGAATGGGAGTTCAAATTCAATCCCTGCATTGGTATGAGGGGAAAAGGTCACGGTACCGCGCAAGGTATTCCCAAGCACTATAGCCGCAGTTTGTGGTGCAGGTAAAGTTGAACTAGTGGGTTCTCGCATAGTAATCTTAACTTGCGCGTTAATATTGTCCATGCCAGTATTGAAAAAACGTAAGCGTTTACGTACTCCGCCGCGTACGCCCACATATGCGTATCTCAAGTAATTAAACAAATCCTGTTGTAGGGTTGAGGGGCCTCCATATGCAGCTTTAATGGTTGGGATGTTGGGGAACCAGACACGCTGTACCAACAACCCTACAAAGGCATCATGATCTACAGAGTGCGTCGCTACATATCTCTTTAGAAGCTGCCGAAATGAAACTGGACGTTCTCCGAAGTGTTCTAACGCAACATTACTGTCGATTGCTGATGAGTCGTTCAAATCTATGCATGTAACTTCGTTCGTGGACAAATCTTCCGACTCAGTGATAACATCACGAACGGATGGCATATTGATAAAAGCCATCTGATTCACCTGCAGATCATCGGATCGTACATATATGTTGACAGAAATGTCGCTATCATCCGGAGACTGCAGGGTGGTAAGTGGGACAATACCAATATACCCATTCAAGGACTCAGATAAAGCACTCATTAGCGTAGTGTCCTTATAGATGTCATCGAAATTGGATTGAGCAATAGAAGTTGCCCATGCCCTTGGGAAGGCCCAGTTCACACAAAAGTCAACCTCCTGTGTCTCCTGAATATCAACAACTTTCATATATTGCTTATTCGTGTCAATGTCCAAGTTTATGAGCGAGTGCTGCCAAGTGTTAGGTTCAAAATAGATGGCATATTTCCCTCTGTGGAACAGGGAGCACACTACTTCGACAGTAAACGTAATAGTACCCCGCCAATATAGAAAGGGAGTGGCAGCGAAAGCGAGTGCCGTTGGTTGGGCATAAGTAGTACCGAGGAGACTATAAGTGGTGTGCAACATTGGTGTGACACCACATTCAAAGAGCGGAAAAGACATGACAGGTGAGTCATCCGCCCAAGTGAAAGTTGTTAGATAGGTTTTGATACCAGCTATATAATTTATGGTCATCTCATCCTCACCACTACCAAGCACACGAGGATCGACGGTCAACTCCTGATGGGGGTCAAGAGTTAACTTATAATTGGTATCACACCCCACCGTTACACAGCCGTTTTGGAAAGGCATGTTTTTAACCAATGAGGGCAAATTAGTCAATATGGGTTTTGACCACCCAAATATAGCAGAGACACGCGAAAGTGCGCCCAAAGCTATATGACTTGCTGTGGCAAACGGGGCTATATAAGGAACCGTTGTAAGTGCCTTAGCAACCTCCGCTGCACGAGACGAGATATTCTCAATGGGTCCAGTCTTCCTTTCATCCGCCGATTCAGTAACAATACCAACCTGCGTAGCCGTGGAGGTTCCTAACTCGACATTAGTCATCCAAGCATATACGAAGACCGAAATATCCGACGGAGATGTGCTTATCGCCGTGACCGGATTCAAAGTGTAGATTACTAAGTCACCACACGTCTCCAGATCCTCATAAGGTGTGGTATCTGATATGGCCAGAGCACTATTGTTCATAAGGCGGAACATCGCTTGATTCCCAACATATGGACAAGTTATGTCAACTGGTAAATTGTCGTGAACATTTATAACCCTTGAACCAGGAGCCTGGGATAGATAGTTAAGCATAAGGGGCCTGTAGTTCGGGTCCAGAGACAAATTAGCCATATGCTGTAGCAACGTATAATTTCGAAGGGGTTGAGGCTGGTACGAAACCATCAGTCTGCCAGAATGGAAAGGGGTTCCTGAAACAGTGATTCTCACATTCAAGTCTCCTCTCAAATACGCATAATTTCGCAACTTCGCTCTCACGGTAGGGTTCAAAGTGAACAAATTCCACACATCCAAATGCAGCGATGTAACTGCACCCACAGCCATTTGAAAGGAGGTAATTGGTATAGGTCGAGAGAAGAAGTCATCCATTGACAACAGGTGTCTCTGTCCCGTCTCCAAGTTACGCGATTCACCTGCATCCTCTTTGTCGGGCACATCTCCCGCTATATCAGTCAGATTGCCCATCTTGTCTTCGACGGAAGTTGCAATAGCTCCAGACTTTGCTAATCCCGTCAACTCCTCTGACTCTGTTATGATTGAATCTACATACATGACTCTTTGAATGTGCCTATCGAGGACGTTCAGAGTCGCCACAACATCTTCAATCACTCGCATGAGACGCATATGTTCTTTAAGCGCACGTGAATTCGATTGTCTCGACCGCAGGAATACGGACCGATTGAGAGTCCGCAAACTCCTGCCAGGAAAAAGATTAGGGTTCAATTCATTCCTCGCCTTAACCAGGTGATCTTCGAGTCTTGCTCTCTGATCATACAAATCTTGAAGATTTGCCATTTTCATGTGCGATATGACCATAGGGTCAATCGCAACGGGTGTATCAATAATAATATCAGCGTGTTTGTGAATTAAAGCTCCACTCTCAACACAAAGATTGGAGCCGCCGGTAGGTAAGAATTTTTTATTTGGGGTGACGCGGCAGCAATTCCAATGCGAGGCTAAATAGCCTTCCGCGCTCAAGTCTAAAGCAGTCTCAACTCCCTGTCCTACATCAGGAGCGAAATAGTATCCAATAGACTCGGTTTGTACCGTATCAAACTTAAGTGCATGCACTATAAATTGATAAGAAGGTACGATTTTGTGCAGCTCTGCGAAATCCCTACCATATAAATCGGCTAATATGGAAATCGTATTGCTGCGGAACACATCATGCAGTGGCTCATCTAAATGGAAAACAAGTTCCCAAATGAGTGAGACACAAGTGTCAGTGTTTTGCTTTTCAGAACTAACAACCTTTGATGGCATGACCCACGTCACAGAACGTAGTAACGAGTTCATATCGAGTGGAGCTAACCACCGATTGAAGCGCTCCGAAAATACGAAACGTCTTTTCAGAAAAGACAAGTCCTCTATAGTCAGAAAATCTTCCAACGTATCACTCTTTGTGGCAGAGGTATACATCATACCAAACTCCTCGTCGCATATCCTCTTGTAGTAGTTATTGTTAAAATGACGCGATACTTGAGGCTTTACGGCAGCAGCTAAGTCGTCCCCATATGTGCGGGGCAATATATAGTCGAAGAAGTCCTTGTCAGCTAGAACAGGGTTTATGTACCAAGCGTACATCAACATTATAACGTTCCGCAGTGAGTTGTCCTCCGCCGTACCATATTTTCCCGACGGTTGCAATGCTGGTTTTTCGAATAGATCAAGGTTCATGTTCACGAATGGAAACATGTTGTCTGTCAAAATACCGCGCAGAGTAGTCAGGGCAGACTTAGTGTACCCCTTAGATTCGAGGACATTATATATGACACTGCAAGCAGCCATACCAATCTCAAAAGGCATGGTTTGGTCATACTTTGAATAATCTCCTTCCATTAATAATGGGGAAAATTCAACCAACTCGCGAACGAATTGGTCAGCGCCCACGTGCATATTTATACCAACTGACGTACAAAACAAATTGTTTCTTTCTACCATTAGGGAATAGAAAGGCGCGAGAAACATGCGCGTAGTGATTAGAGCATCAAGGGGTGTCATGAAAAAGATACGGGTCTTTCCTTGAACCGCTTTCGCAACCTCACGCGGTTCGTCCTTTAATTGGGCTTGAAACACGAAGTTATTTGTTTCCTCCTGTTCATAACGTTTCAAGATTTGTAGTATTTTCTCTCTCAAAAAGGGCTCAGGTTCCCGAATGACTCTGTTGTTTTGAGTGTCCACTATGGGGATATGGCTCGATTTGGATCCATCGTACCCCCATCCCCCTGACGTGGACGCATTAACACGTCTGATA